AAATCAATAACAAAATAATCTTCAAAGACTGGCACAATCGCTTCTAGATGTAATCTCCTATTAGTTGACCACTTGCTTCTAAAGCAAAACTGCCAATGACAATAAGAGTCATGTTCTGGTTCATCCATAGATACAGACAAATCCTTCCAGCATCCAGAATACCTTCCATCCGTATACCACATATATTCAAAGTGGTGGAAGTTAAATTCTCGAAGTTGTTCTTGAATCTTTTCTGCTTTTTTAAACTGTTTAATCGTTTCAGCTTTCATTAAGAAAAGTGTAAGTCATATGGATAACGTTGTCCGTTTTCATCAACGAGAAACATTTTCCATGATGGTGGATCGGTTTCTTGTCTTTCAACAGAAACGTCAACAATATTAAATTGAGGTTGTTGCACTTCTTCAACCACATCATCAACAATTGCTGTTACGACTGGTCTTGCTGCTTTTACTTGAATTGGTCTGTTATACATATTTTTTTAAAAAGGATTGTCCCACCCATCTTTGTGTGCTTCTTCTGCTGCTTTCGCAAAATTATATAGAACAAAAAAGAAAAAACATAATCCAGACAAAATAAAAAAAAGTAAAATTGCTAATATATAAGCCCACATAACTTTTAATTTTGTGTCGGTTGCATTCTATCTGGCATCCATATACCGTCCTCTAGAGAACATTTCTTCCAATTAGATACATGGGTCTTAATATCTTTTCCAAGAATTTCAGAAGCAAATCCGAGAATACGAATGTTTGGCCATGCTATATTTCTAATCTTTAGAATCTCTTTTAATGCTTCTTCTATTGTTCTTCCAGACATTACCAGTGCTATAATACCAACAGCAGTGGATCTTGAAATTCCTGCAAAACAATTTACTCCAAGACTGTGTGGTTTATTATCCTCACAAAATGGTCTCAAGAATGTAATGATGTTCTGAACGTGTTGTTTTTTAGGTGCTTCTTCTTCTAGATGTTTCCACTCAATACCATCTTCATCCGACCAATCAGCAAAAAATTGATGAAAATACTTTACATTCTTTTCAACAAAATTCTTACGCATTCTATTGATTTGTTTCCTGTCTGCCTGACTCACAACAGAAATCCAAACATCATATTCTGTGTTGTTTTTATTAAAGCTGTAACTTTCTGCATCAGCAAGATTAGTGATTTTGATTGTATTAATCATATATTCCAAGTAGTCGAACTACGATAATCGCCACAACTTTCACAACGATAATCATCATGCTCATAGTCATCATATTGAAAAAGATGAATTACATCTGCTAAAAGAATTGTTTGCTCTGAAATTCCCTCTTTAATTTTTTCAAAAAGATAATTCAACATCTCATTATATTCTTGTTCAGATAATTCAGAAAAAGACCTATCATTGACAGTAAAATCAAATGCAGTACATCCAGTTGTTTCTATAAATTTGTATTTTGTTTTCACTTTAAATGTTTTTCGTATTCTTTAATTGCATAACCAGCCTCATGAAATAATTTCGGACCTATTACTGTTACTGGATTTTGTTTTGATATCTCATACATGTGCAACACAACGCCATATAGGTTTCTAGCGATCTCTTTTATTTTTTCGTTTTCTTCGCATTTACAGTATTCGGATTGTTGAGTCGTGGAATCGTTCATTTTATCATTTCCAATCTGTCAATATAGATATATCCTATGTTATTTTGAATTGTTTTCACTTTGAACCAATTTCCTTCTTTATTCATAATCTCTACTTTATCGCCATTGTACAATGTTGTCAATATAGAAGATTCCACAGATGGCATTGCTCTCAGATTAACCCAACCATCTGGGTCATTTACAAATCCCAATTTTACAATGTGCTTTTGAACCTCTGGTTGATTCTTTTTAACATTCCCTAAACTAGCATCATGTAAATATGCTATAAAACCTATTAAGGCAGTAAGTAATGCCGCAACTCCAGTGAGAAATGCTCCTATGTTTTTCCAAGTTTCCATATTTTACTTTTGAAACTCAGCATATATTATTTCGTTATCCCAACGTCCTCTTATAGATTCAGCCTGTTTTGCGATCATCAAAGGGTCTTCTTTCCAAGCTCTTGTTCTCCAAGAACCCTCATAATCATACGTCCACAATTTATTTTCTCCTGATGGATACATGTATGCAACTATAGCATGACCTTTTAATTTTTTAGTTTTGTAATCTATATATCGATAAGAAACTACTTCTGCCCAAACGTCATATTTTCTCAAACCCTCTCTAAATGCTATTGCTGTGGGAAGACATGCATTCATTTCCCTTTCCATCCACTTTTCGGAATTTACGGGCAAAGTTTCACATGAACATAGGACAAAACAAAATATTGAAATTAACAGATTTTTCATAGGAGATTATTCACTCTTCTTCTTTTGAGTCCTTTTTCTTCCAGTATTCTTCTGTTCCACTATCACATGCAACATATCCCAACTTTCTGGCTTCTTCATAGCAAAGAGTTTTATACCAACCACCTCGCTTGCAAGGTTCTCCGTGTTTACCTGACACTTCACATGTTCTAGCGGACTCTGCTTCCGCTTGATTAATAATGTCATCTATAATATCCCATTCTATTTTTGTTCCTCCCTCTCCACTATAATAAAAACGGAGTGTTGCGTATTTTGATTTTATTTGATTGGCAACAACTTGTACATCTTCACCATTCTTTGTACAAAGATCACAAAAATGCTGAAGTTTTTCCATGCATTTATCGAGAAGATCATTCCATCCATCGCCATCTGTTTCAATTCCAAATGCCATACATGTCTGCATTGGATCACCCCTATAGTCTCTTAGAATTTTAGGATACTTTTTAACAAATTCGAGTTCTGTTTCATGTTTCATAATTTTTTCAATTTTAACTTAATTCTAAAAAATGTCAAGACCCTCTTGGAAAAAATAAAGCTATCTCAGATTCTTCCGATCTTGATTCATTAAACTCACCATCCCACCAAGGTCTATCCTTTTTGGTGTTTGGAACAATTTTAGCGTATTCCACTATTTTAACCTCATCGTATCCTTGTTCATATCCTTGGATTACAACGCGCATATTGGGATCTTCCAATGTCAATCTTTCAATTAGTTCTCTAACTTTCATAATTTTTTTGTATAAGTTTAAACCACTGTATTTTAGGTATTTCCTTGTTATCTAAAATAGAAAAGGCATAAGCAGAATTCTCTCCATAGTTTCTTTTGATCATTTCCGCTTGTTCTTTTCTAGATGGAACTTTCCTGATATCATGTACCATTTCTAACATGTTGTCAATGTATTTTTTCGACTTCTCACCAGCATTGCATATTCTTGTTATAAGATTTTTTAACTGTTCTGCTATTTCAAAATCAAATTCAACAACTATCTTATTGTGAAATTCATCATATGCTGGCATTTCCGAATCTATATAATATTCGATTAAATTGTTTTCAGAATTCAATTGAGATTTAATCCTGTGTATCCAACAATACCAATCGGATTTAATTTTTACTTTATTTTGCCCTTTATTATAATTTAAAACAATTCCTTCTTTGTTTTTCCAGTTTTTTATTTCATCTATGATTTTTGATAAATCTCTAATATTGCTAAAGACATATTGTTTCGGAGTCGGTGGGCGTCCTATTTTTTTCCATATATCAATAAGCTCTATAGTAGAAATCATTTCTAAATTATCTTTATTGATTGCGCCCAAAAGATAAAATTCAACCTCTTTCGGTCTAATCACAATAACATTGTTGGGTGTTATTATTTCGAATAATAAAGAAAGGTTTGAAAAATTAGAAAATTCTTTCAATAGTTTAGGGAATCTCTCTGGCAATAATTCAAAATCAGAACTATTCTTTTGATCTTTATAGGAAACGGTCCCCCTTGTCCTCATACTAAATTGACCGTTAACATAATCGGCTATAAGCAAAGAACCATCTAATTTTTCTTCTATATACCAATCGTTATAATCTTCGGGATTCCAATAACAATCTGGCTTCTCTCCACTATTAAAGAATTTTTTAAATCCACTAGATAAGACATCTCCTTCTTTAGAAACCACTATAGAACGAAGGTGTAAATTATTTTTATTCCATTTTGCATCTATTTGCGGAGTTATCAAATAAGATTCGATTCCGCAAAATGTTTTTGGGGTTATATTGAAATAACCGTCTTCTATTGGCAAATCTATTTTCACTTGAAAGAATCCATGCTCCAGATCTCATTTATATCAAGCAATTTGTGAACGCATCCATTGATTCTTTCTGTAACGGATGTGTGGAAATGCCCATAAAGATGCAATGATGGTTTACATAATTTAAATATTTCATTCATTACCGCTCTTTCATCAGTTAAATCCTCT